ATAAAATCGTAGAAGTTTTAAAACTATTTGGAAATACATTAAAATCGTATTTGTATCTTTCTTCAAAATTTTTAATACAAAAGAAAAATTAGCTGCTATTATTATGGCTTTAATTACTTGGCATACATTACCATTAAATTTACAAGGTAAATTACAAGTATTTGCTTTATTCTTTGTATTGGGTGTGCTTTTATTAGATATTAAAGAAGGAAAATAAATTTTATGAAATTTAGATTATTAAAAGCAAGTGAAGATTGGAAAGTAGAAAAAATTTCTGAAACAGATTGGGTAATTAAAACTCCAAATGGAACTTATAAAAATTCAGATGGTAAAGATTATCATTTTAAAACTAAAGAAGACGCTTTAGAGGAATTAGATTATTTAAGAGCTGAACATAAAGATGATGAAAAAGCTAAAGAAATAAAATCAGCTTATGGTTATGATACTTTGGAAGAAGTATTAGAAATGCAAATTAAATATTTAAAGAGTATTAAATCTAATATCGATAATTATCTTGAATCAAGTGAACAATTAATGAAACAAGTAGAACAAGGTAATGTTGACAATAATCTAGATAAATATGAAATGTTATCTCAAGTAGAATATTTACAAAAATTAGTTAAAATAGATGATGAAGTCAGTAACGAAATATTCGTTGATTAAATAAAATATGTTAAATACTAATTTATATATTAAGGAGCTATTATCTTATACTTTTATTATAAAGTATAATGATAGGTCCTGTATGTAAATTTAAAAATAATAAAAATTTAATAGGGACCTAAATAAAATAGGTCCTTATTTTTATGTATAAGGAGAATAAAGTAGAAATGAAGAAAGTATTAGTAACGGCAGTATTAGTAGCACCCTTACTCGCATTCGGTCAAGGCAGAGTAGATACAACCATAGGCTCTTATGGGTTTAAACTAGCATTGCAGCCAAAATCTGTTACTCAAATGGATTTGCAAAATAATATACAAAGGCAAATTATAAAGCAGCAAACTAAAGCTAAAGTAGAAAAAGCTAAAAATCTTACTAAAGAAAAATGTAGTGATAATAAATGTACATTTAAACAAGTTCTTAAAGCTATTTTCTTAGGTGGTAAATTTCCTTGGGAAACAAATAAAGACTATCAATTAAGAAAACAAATGGAATGTACTCCTGCTGGACAACCATTTAAATAACAAATAAATATTCATTATTAGAATCCTCTATATTAAGTTATAGAGGATTTTTTTGTAGTAATCATTTAGATTTTAAAATATATTTTTATTATTTTAGTTAAACCAAATTTGGAGATTTTATTTAATATGCCTTTTAAACGCGTAGCTCACTTAGACATTAAACAAGTATATGCTACTGATGAAAATGGAAAATTTCAGTGGCGCAGTTTTGTAAAACAAGCAAACGATAACCCATCTCAAGATAGAACAGATTTTTTACCTAAAGATGCTTATAAATATGATACTAACCATTTCTTATTTTTAACAGCTAGAGCCATTTCTGGTGGAGAAAAATGGGGTCATAATGGTAATTATGATTATTTCCCTTGGGAAGAAATTAAAAAAGCATTACCTACTTATCCTGGATGTGGTTTCTATATTGAACATAAAGAAGATAGTGAAGAAGATGCTAAGGGTATCGTATTAGATGCTTTTGCTAATGATGAAGAAGAGTATGCAGTTTGTTTATGTGCTATTGATAAAGATGAATATCCAGAGTTTTGTCAACAAATTTTAGATGGTACATATAATCAGGTATCGATGAGCTGTTTAGCAAATGAATGTGAATGTTCTGAATGTGGTAATGTTGCTCATAGTTTTGATGAATTATGTCAACATATGAACCCTAATATGCCAGTTACTTATATGAAAGGTAAAACAAATGACAAAGGCGAAGATATATACGAAATTAACAGAGATTTATGTTTTAGTGGATTGTCGGCTGTGGCAGTTCCTGCTGACAAAGACGCCTTCGTATTTGACATTAAGGCTTCGAAGAAAAAAGAAAATAAATTACAAGCAGAATTGGTTAAATATCAAAATATCAAACAAGCCGCTAAAATGAAAGAATTTAAAACTGCTTGTGAAGAACAATTTAAGTCTTTAGATACTATTACTTTATTAAATAAACTTCAAAATTGTGCTGCTGCAATTACAAATCAAGTAATGGATCAACAAAATGACGTAAATATTCTTAATACTCCTTTACAGGGTATTTTAAGACAATTAATGGAATTACAAATTGGTTTAACTGTATTAGATTTAAATAAATTAGCTGAACCTAAAGAAGATTTTGTTGATAATACAGTAGCAGTTGAAGGTGAACCTAATATAGATGTTGCAGAAGTTACTACTAATGAAGAAGAATCTAAATTAGGTGAAGGTCATATTCTTACTTATAAAGATTTAAAGGACCCATATAACGAGGAAGAAGCAAATTTCGATAAAGAAATAGAATCTTATGATAATTGGTCATATACACCATTTTCTAGTACAGCTTCATCAAATAAAGAAGCAATTATTAATGCTTTAAATAAAAGTGGTATAGCTGGGTCTATATCTACTCATGGAAATATTTCGCACAATGATAATTATCATGTCTATGAAGATAATAATGGCAATTTAGTTGTTACTGCGTATACTCGTGGAAGATATGTAGCAGATGATATTATTTCATTAGTAGAACCTTTTGGCTATAAAGCTATTAAAGAAGATGAAGATATATTAGAAACTACTGTTACATTTGAAAAACAACCATTTTCTAATACAGCTTCTTTAGATAAAATTATTGAAAAAACTTATAAATAAGATTATTTCATTTAAATTTTTAACGGAACAAATGTCCGTATTGTTTTATTTAAATTAAAACGGAGAAAAATCTAAATGGCAAAATCCAAAAAGATTAAAGCTGAAGAAGAGATCAAAGAAGAAAATGTTGATCTCGAAAAAGATGAAAAAGATTTAGATGTTAAAGAAGAAGCTCCTAAAGCTGAAGAAGTGAAAGAAGAAGTAACTGAAGAAGCTCCAGAAGCTGAAAAAGAAGATCTTATCGTCTTAACTGATGGTGCTACTGCTGAAGAACATGTTAAATTAGATGAAGAAGAAGTAGACGATTTAACTAAAATTACAAAAGCTGATGGCACAGAACTCTTTGTAGAAACTCCAGAAGGTACTGCAGAAGAGAATAAAGAAGTTTATGAAGCTATTATTGAAGCTGAAACTCCTGCTGAAGAAGCTGCAGAAGGCTTAGAAGAAGAAGTGAATGCTCCTGAAGTGATGGATGAAATTGAAGAAGTAGGTTATGTTCCTGCTGCTTGTCATACAGCACATGCTTCATTAAATAATTCTTACTATATTTTAAAACTTAAAGGCGGCAAATTAAAAGCATTAAAAGCTGGTTCTATTTTGAACAAAGAATTGAAAGCTTCTATTATTAAAGCTCATAAAGAAGGTAAGAAATTGCCTGAAGCTGAGACAATCTTTAATAAAATTGCTGCTAAAGTGGGTTATACAATGCAAGCATTTACAAAATTGGCTTCAAAATTATCTGTTAAAAAAGTTGCCAAAAAAATCATTCCGACAGTTGGCGATACTGTTGAATTAAACGGTAAAGAGTTTAAAGTTACTGCTTCTAAAAAAGGCATTGTAACTTTAGAAAATGGCAGAAAATTATTAGCTAAAGAATTAGTTGCTACAGAATTACCTGATACAATTCCTGGTACAGATAATGATAAAGCTGAAATGTTGAAAAACTTCTCAATTGATGAAGCTGATGTTAAAAAAGACAATGTGGATTCCACAGTTGCTTTAGAAAAAGCTGAATTAGAAGAAGGTAAAGATGGAGTAAAAGATGCTCCTTCTAAAGTAAAATCTCTTTATAGCCGCTTGCCTGGTAAATCTGGTGTAGGCGATGAAGTTGAATGGTCTATGAAAGAATTTAACAAAGAACGCAATAAAGCAGATAAAACTTTAGCTTCTCAAATTAAAGCTTTACGCGATGCTACAAAAGAAATTCGTGCTCAGAAAGAAGTAATTGCTTCTAAAGATGCCGAGCTTAAAGCATTGCAAGAAAAATTAGCAGCTATGAATAGTAAAGAAGAAACAATGATTAAATCTGCAAAGATTAATAAAATTATTGCTTCTATGAACATCACTGATGATGAAGAAAAAGCTGCTATGACAGAAAAATTTGCTAAATATTCTAAAGAGCAATTAGATGCTGTTTATGAAACTATGACAGCATGCCCTTCAGAAGAAGCAACAATTATGCACGAACGCATGATTAACGAAGAAATGAAAAAAGAAGCTAGCGCACTAAAAGGTTTCGTACCTAGTTTCAAACTCGAAGAAGAAGTGAAAGCTTCTACTTCTGATGAAATGGAAAAATTAGTTCTTGAAAGAGAATTAGATTCCATTGGACAATAAATTAAGTAAAAGGAAATTAATTAACAATGGCATTAAATAGAGACTTCGACGCATTGACAGTAAATGGTGTATGCGATTTGTCTGAAAAGAACATTATCGCAGGTTCTCCTTTGACTCTCGGTGCTAATGGCTATAAATTGGCCAAAGCTGGTGATCCTTTTGTGGGTCTTTCTTTCAACTATTATCACACTGGTAAAAATGATGTAACTGGTGGAGAATGGTTTGCAGATTCTGGTAAAGTTGGCGTTGTGAAAATCGCTCAATGCACCTTGGAAGCTGATGAAATTGATGGTGTAAAAGTATTCCCCTTCAAAGAAGACGATGCTTATGAAATCGGTGATGGTTTAACCGTAAATGCTGATGGTAAATTGGCAAAAGCTGGTTCTGATGATGAAGTAGTGGCCACAGTGGTATATTTTGATGCTACTAAAGGCTTACTCAAAGTATTTGTGAATGCTGCTAAATAATTAGGGAGAATAAAATAGTATGACAGATAAAGAATTACAAATGTTAGCCTCCCTTATTACTGGGAAAGGCATGAAGAAAGAAGCTTCTGCTGAAAAAACAGCTGAAGATACTGCTAAATTAAATGCTTATTATGGCAATTTAATGCAGCAAGGTGCTTTCGGCCAAAAGAAAGCTGCTGTAGCTTTCTCTCAAGCTTTGAAAGTTCGTGTTCCTTACGAAGCAGTAACTCCTAAAATCTTTGCACAAGATAACATTTCTAACAATGTAGCTTGGGCTGATGTGGAATTCCCTGAGATTGGTGCTGCTATTGTACCTTTCAAAGGTGCTCCTGCTCGTATCGAAAAAGGTCCAAAACGTATTTTCTACAATACTCATACAGTTGCTATCAACTGGATTGTGGCCTATGATCAAGTATTCACAGCTGCTTATAACACCTTAGATGAAGCTAAGAACAAAGTAGCTATCGGTTTAGCTTTAGAATTAGATACCGAACTCTTTAAAGTGTTAGGTGCTGCTGAAGCTGCTGGTGTGTATGAAGCTTACACAGCTGCCGTAATGAGCTTAGACGTGATCAATCATATCCGTGCTGCTCAAATGGAACTCAGCTTAATTACAACTGCAATCGTAATGCATCCTTCTCGCTATTATGAATTGTTGAATGTAAATGCTGAAAAAGTAGACCAAGTGACCTTAAACACAATCATCGAAAATGGTTATGTGGGTCAATTGTTCGGTGTGAAATTCATCGTGAGCAAACTCTGCCCTAAGAACAAAGCTTATGGTATTACAGCTCCTGAATATTTGGGTAAATACGTATTACGTCAACCCGAACAAATGAAGGTTACAGATATGCCTTGGAAGTTGGAATATGTGGTAACTGGTTATGCAAACTTCGGTTTGGTACTCCACAACATTCCTGCAGTGTTCCCTGTAACATTCGCTGATGAATCAATCTAATTAGTAATCTAATTTAGATTCCATAAGAGCTCCTTAGAAATAGGGAGCTCTTTTTATTGTAAAAATATATTATAATATAATTATGATACAAATACGTAGTTATAAATTAAAACTTAAACCAAATAAACATCAACTTCAGAAATTAAATAATTATTTTTATGAAGCTAAATGTTTATATAATTATGTATTGTCTCAAGAAGATGTATTTAAATTTGATACAAAAATTAAAAATATTACTAAATTAGATAAAGATAGAAACAAAGTAGAAGTTATTTTAAACAACATTCCGGCCAAATTAAGACAAAATATAGTTCATAGATTACAAGATAATATTAAAAATTTATCTAAATCTAAAAAGAAGGGCAATAAGGTTGGAAGACTCAAATTTAAATCTGAAATTAATTGTATAGATTTAGATAATCAATGTTTTAAAATTATAATAAATAAATTACAAATTCTAGGTTTTTCAAAATCTAAAATTAAACTTAAAGGTCTTAATCAATTAAAAGATATTATTAAAACTAGAAATGCTTGGTTAATTAAAGAAGCTAATAATTATTATATATCAATTTGTTGTGATGTAGAAGTAAAGTCTCATATTAAAACTAATAAGCATATTGGAATTGATATGGGAATAAAAGATAATGTTACATTATCTAATGGAGAAAAGTTTAATTGTTCTATTGGAGAAAGTGAACGCATTAAGAAATTTCAAAGGAAATTAGCAAAATCTAAAAAAGGTTCTAAGAATAGATATAAAATTAAACTTAAACTTAGAAAAGCATATAGAAAAATAACTAATCAAAAAAAGGACTTTGTCAATAAATTAGTTCATAGATTAGATCAAGAATTTGATTTAATTGTTTGGCAAGATGAATTAATTAACAAATGGCATAAAGGTTGGTTTGGAAAACAAGTTCAATATAGTTGTTTAGGTATGTTTAAACAAAAATTAGAACAAAGAATGAAAGAAGAAACTAATAGATTTATTGAATTAGATTCTAAATATCCCACCACTAAATTATGTCCTTCCTGTGGTTGTTTAAATAATA